GCGCCGCCGCCATATAAGTTCCGGTCGGAAAGAACACCTCGCCGCGCCCGGCGTTCAAGGCGTTCTGAATCGCCGTCGTGTCATCTGTGGAGCCATCGCCGACAGCGCCAAAATCCTTGACGCTGCGCATTTCGCGCAGCTTTGCCTCCTGCGTCCGCAGCGTCGCCCCCGTTCCGGACTGTGTAAAGTGAGTCAGGTCGTGGACTGTGCCGCCACTGTCTTTGGCCGCAACCTTCGTCGTCCCGCCGCTATCGACAGCAAACACCCGGGCCACATTGGCGGCCGGACTTGCCGGCGCTGCGATCTCAGCGAGATCATGATAGCCGGTCTGCGCAACGTTGACCGCCGAGAGCGATGTTGCGGAAAGCGAGGCCACGCCCGAGACATTGTTGCTGTCATCGACAATGACGCCGGAATTCTGGAAGGCCAGGCCGCTAGTCCCATCCATCCGCACCACCGCATTATCCGTGGCCGACGTCGGGAAGGTCGCCGAGCCAATGTCGGCAAGCTGCTTGTTCTCCAGATCGTCCTCGGCCGCGTTCCATGCGAGCACCGCCCCGCTTTCCGGCTCGGGCAGGGTGACATCGACCTGTGAGGATGAGGCGCGGAACAGCGGCGCGCGGCGGATGCGTTCGAGGAGCTGCTGCGCAATCCGCGTCAGCTTATCCAGCGATCCCTCGACCACCTCCGCCGAGAACGCCCCGCCGGCCGTGAGATCGACCGTCTGCGTGATCGCCGCGACGCCGCGAATGGTGAGCGTCTCGCCCGAGGCCGGGGCGGTGATCATGGTCAGCGTGCCGCTCGCGCCCGGCGAGGTGAGCGTGTAGTGGGTGACGATGGTCAGCGTGCTATCGACGCCGGCCGCGCTCGTCAGGATCGCCTCGATTTCGGCCGTGGAGGTGTATTGGAAGGGCACGGAAAAGGCCGTCGTCGAGCCATTGCCCGCGTACTGCGCTTTCTGCGTCGTCGTCGCCAGCGTCATGTGGGGATCCAAAAAAAGAGGCCCGCCGAAGCGAGCCAGGGAGGGAGGCGAGGTAAACTGTTCAGGTCAGCGCGCGGCCTGCGCCTTCAGCCGCTCCAGCGCGCCGGCTAGCACCGCGTCGAGCGTCGCCTGCTTGACCTCCGGCGACTTGCCTTGCAGGCGATCCAGCGCCGAGGCCTGAAGGTCCAGTGTCTGTGTGATCTGATCCATGTTCCGCTCCTCTCTGGTGACGCCCCGTTAGCGTCGATACCATTATGCCGCCACATTGGTATCTTTTGCAAGTCGCATGTGACGCGAACGCAACAGGGTACCGTCCAGAAAGCCAACGCAATTCAGCCAAACTGATGGCACGGCCGGAGACGTAAGTGTTTTTACTTATCGCTGTGTCTTCGCAGGCGCAGGCGGAACGCCGAGAAACTCGTTGATGCCGGCTTCCGTCTTGTCGAATAGCTGCCGCATGTAAAACAGGTTGTTGTAGGGGATCAGGCGTCGCAGCGTGCGCGTGTCCTTGGCGTCCCACTCGCCGCCGAAGACGCCTTGCGTGATGCGCGCGAACTCCTCCGCCGTGCCGGCCGTCGGGCCAACCAGCGACCCCACGATATTGCGCTGCGCATAGCGCGAGATCGGCTTACCGGTGACCGCCGACAGCCCGACCGCGCCGGCCGTCATCTTCTCCGTCATCGCGTTCGCTTCCATCAGCCAGCCGGTCAGGCCGCTGCGGTCCACCGCATCTACCAGGAATTGCGAGGATTTTTTCGCGTCGCTGAAATCAGCCTGGACCGGCTGCCCGGCCACCTTGGCTTTCAGGATACCGACCAGCCCGCCGAGCGCCACCATCAGCGCGGTGCCGTTCAGCGTTCCCATGTCCCGCCGCTGCAGACCAGCGATCAGCAGGCGCTGCATGGCCGCGACCGAGAAGGATTTGAATTGCCCGATCAACCGGCCGATCTCCGTGGACATCCAGAGCGGTTTGTCCTGGCCGGGCGTGATAATCGTGGCGTCGACGTCGCGCAGCAGGGCGTTGCGGAAAGCGTCCTTGGCCGCCCGCGCGCCGTCATCCCATGCCGCGGTATTGGCCTGCCAAACGCCGCCCTCCTTGCGCCCATGCTTGGCGAACTGCTCCGCGATCCTGCGCGCGTTGCTCGGCGAGATGCCGCTGGCCGCGATGCGCTCGATTTCCGGCTTGCTGGCCTTGCCGGCGGCGAACCGCTCCATGGCCCGCAGCATGCGCGTCTGCGAGACGAGGCCGGCGAACTGCTTGAGCGCGGCGTTCCAGGGCGCTTGCAGCGAGATCACACCAAAATTGCGCGCCGCCGTGCTTACCGCGCGCTCGAATTTCGAATGCCGGCCGTATTGGTCCATGACATCGGCGATGCTCATCGCCCGCGAGTCGAGCACCATATCGAGCGCCGTCCCCGCCATCTTGACTTCGTTCATCGCGATGCGCGCGCCGCTCCAGTTGCGGAACAGCGGCAGCAGGCCGTCGCCGAAGACGCGTTGCAGGCCGTGCGCAAAGACGATGCCGCCCAGGTCCGGGATTGCCGAGATGGTCATGCCACCGAGCATGCGCATGTAATTCAGCGAGGAGACCACCCGACCGGCCCGCACCATCAGCCCATCGGGATTGCTCGGCAGGGCATATTGACCGCGCAGACGGTCGCGAATCGCCTCCAGGTCGCGAAGATCGGCGTCGCGCTGCTTATGGATCGCCCGGCGCTGCTCTGGCGTCTCCGCCGCCGCCGAGAGGCGCGCATATTCGTCCTGAATCTCCTTAAGCTGGTCCACCATGTCGACCGAGCCGAAGCGCTTATGGATCTCGACATCGGCCGACATGGTTCGCGTGTAGGCGCGCAGCAGTTCCTCGACGTCGTTTTCCAGCCACGGCTCGATCAGTTCGTCCGGGATCATGAATTGCCGCGCCGCTAGCGGCCCGCGCGCGTCGACCGTGGCGCCGCCGACAGATCCATGGTTCTTGTGCGCGTCATAGGGCAGCCGGCCGGCTGGCGTGCCGAGGATGCGGTCTATGATTTCGTCCGCGAGCAGGTCGATTTCGCCCGGCTCCTTCTCGATCTGCTCGACAATGCGGCGCGCCGCTGCGAGCACGGGCTTATCGGCGGACCGCAGCCGCCGCGTATCAGCAGCCCGGCGATCGATCAGTGCCAGCTCATCCCGCAGCGCCTTCAGCCGCGCCTCAAGGACAGGATCAGCCGGCCCGGCCATCGCCGGCCGCGACATCGCGCGCTCTGTTTCGGCGATGCGCTGCACCAGCTCCGGCCGCCGCGCCGCGTCCGCATCGCGCTGCTCGCCGCGCAGCCGCTCCGCCTCCGCCCGCGCCTCGATTGCGCGCTTGGCCTCGCTCGCGCTCTTGCCCTGATACTTGCCCAGCTCCGCCTCGATGGCCTTCTGCGCATCGACCATCCGCGTGTTCGCCGCCTCGGCATCGCTGCGCATCTTGTCGAGCTCGCCGCGCCGGCTGAACACCTGCTCTTGCAGCGTCCGGCCGCGATTGCGCGCCTGCGTCGCAAACACCCCGCGCTCGCTCTGGCGCAGGCTCTCCGCCCGCTCCTTGCCGCGCGCCTCGCGCGTGAGCTTCCCGATGCGTTCGCGATAGGGGGCGAGCACCTCGCTTAGCTGGCGCGCCGTCGCCCGCAGCGCCTTCACCTCGCCGTCGACCTCGCCGGCCAGCGCCGTGCGCGGCTCCTCCCCGAGAAAGACGCGCAGCGCGCCCTCGCGCTTGAACTTGGCTGGATCGATGCCGCGCGCAGCCAGATCGCCGGCGAGCGCCTCCGCCTGCTCGGCATCGGCAAAGAATTGCTCATCGGCCGTGCGCACCACGCGGCCGTCCGTGAGATCCTCGCGCAGCGCGTCGAGCAGATCGTTCACCGTCGGCCGCTCCGTCATCCCCTCGAAGAAGCCGTTTTCCCAGGCGCGCAGCGCCATGGCGTCGAGGGTGTTGAGGTTGTCGCCGCGCCCCACGCCGGGCAGCCCCGGACTATCGTCGGCCGTCTTGCGGATCAGGCCGGGCCGGTCCTTGGATCGCCCGATGAAGCTGCGCACATCGCCGCCAGGATCTTCCACGCCGCCCATGCGCACCACGAAGGACGTCAGCCGCTCCGGCTTGCGCCGCGCCTTCTGCTCGCGGATGAAGCGCCAGGACGCCGCCGCCTCGTCGATCTCGTCGGCCGAGAGAGGCGGGCCCGCATAGCGCCCCTCAGCACGCGGCGCGGGCAGGTCACCGCGCTCCAGCATGGCCTCGACATTGCCGGCGAGATCGTCGAGCAGCCCCTTCACGCCCTCTTCCAGGTCCGCCACGTCAGCAAGCTGCGCCGCGAGATCGCCGCCGGCGCCTTCCTCAATGGACTTGGCAATCTGGCGCATGTCGCCAATGCGGCTGGTCAGCGACTTTGCCGCGCCAAGCGCCTCCAGCGGGCCGGCGATCTGCTCGCCCAGGTCCGCGATGCGCTGCTGCAACTGCTCGATCGGTTCGCGGCGATCCAGCGCGCGCTTGAAGGCGAATTGCTGGACGCGCCCGGCCTCCTCCGCCCGCGCCTCCACCTCCTTCAGCTTAGCCTCGCGCTTGGGGATGCGCGCCTCGATCTTGTCGGCCGCCGCCTCCGCCGCGTCGAGCTTGTCGAGTAGCTGCCCGAGGCGCGAGCGCACGCCCGCGTTGATATCCTCCTGCTCGCCCAGCCACTTCGCGATCACGGCCTTGAACTGGTCCCGCTCGCCGATGATGCGCTCACGGTCGTAAAGCCGGTTCAGATAGCTCTCCGCCGTCTCCACGCTGACGTCCTCGGGGAGA